TGATGTAGAAAAGGCCAGGCTTCAGGTTGAAACCGCGCGATTGAATGCCGATGTCGCCCGGATTAAGGCGATGGCCGAGGTTGAGATGGAGCGGGAAAAGACCCGCGCCAGCATTGAAAGCCCGCGCCCGATGCGTGCGGAGCCGGGCGCCCCGCCTATGATTGTGGTGGATAATGATGGGGGCATGGCGAAGGTGTTAAAGCCCGCGATTGACGCTATGAGCATGGCGCTTGCCGATGCTGGCGCAGCGATTGAAGGGCTGGCGCAAAGCCAGGCCGCAATTGCCGCCAAGATTGATGATGTGGATGCCAAGGCATCGCGCCCCCGCAAGGCTAAGGTTGTGGTGCGGAAAGCGGCTGACGGTTCCTATGTTGGCGAAAGGATTGAAAGCTAATGGCGGTTCAGCTTTCTGTTGCAGTGCGTAACGCGCGGCTTGATGCGATTGAAACGACTATTGGCGCTTCGGCGGTGTTAAAGATTTTCACGGGCAGCCAGCCGGCCAATTGCGCTGATCCGGATAGCGGCACAGTGCTGGCGACGGTGAATTTGCCCTCCGATTGGATGGCGGCGGCAAGCGGTGGCAGCAAGTCCAAAAGCGGCACATGGGAAGACTTGAGCGCCGATAACACCGGCACGGCAGGGCATTTCCGCGTGTATGACAACGGCGTCACGGCTTGCGGCATTCAAGGCACGGTGGGCACCAGCGGCACGGATATGACGGTAAACAGCACCAGCTTTACTGCGGGGCAGCCTTTCACGGTGGACACCTTCACAATTACGGATGGAAACGCATGAGCGATTTTGTCTCCATTACGCCCGGTGTCGGGGCCGATATTGCGACTGATCTTATCGCAGGAAAACAGCATCAGCGCGTTAAAGTGCAATTCGGCGCTGACGGCACTGCAACTGATGTCAGCGCCGATGACCCGATGCCTATTCAGGCAGTTGGCGAATTGATCCAAGCCATTGAAGCAATGCGAATGGCGATTGCGGCCCTGACCAAAACCATCGGCTTCGCGCTTCCGAATGCGCTTGGCCAGCCGATCTTTGAGGCGCGTCAAGGCACTGCGGGTAACTTGCTGATGACCGCAACCCTGGCAGGTGGTCAAACCTTAGCCACCCTGACCAATCAAACGCAGATTGGCGGCTTTGCTGCCAACGACCAAATTCCCGCGCTTATGCACCTTCAGGCGGATAATTTTCGCCGCAACGTCACGGTGAGCTAAGATGGCAACCACAAACGGCAATCAAAAAATTCTTGACCTAAAGCGGTGGGAATTTTGCGCCCCTCTGCCCACCACCACGCAGGCTGGAGCCTTCATTGCTTCATCGCGCCATTTCAGACAGCAGCAACTTTGCGTTCGCAGCAACTCCGAAGCTTTCATCTATAATCCCTCCGAAGATGGATGGGTGCCGATTACCTCACCGGGCTTGGCCGGTACGTTTGGCGCGGGCGCGGCTGGGATTTCAAGCGCGTGGTCAACAGGCTCGACGGTGGGCGCAGCTTCACTGACCGCGACGGGTGGCAGCACAACCACGATCATCACCAACCAAACCCTTGCGCGCGACTTGCGCGGCTACAAGGTTCACATCCTGTCAGGCCCAAATGCGGGCGAAGTAATTACGATTTCCTCCAACACGATTGCCGCAAATGCGGTTATTACTGTTCCGGTGCAGGCCAGCGCCTTCACTGCTTCGACGGTCTATCGCCTGCTGACGCCGCGCTGGTATGTGGTGGGCGCGGGCAGTTTAACGACAGCATCTTTCCGCGTCTATGACTTTGCCACCAACACGTGGACAACGCTTACTCAGACGGGCCTGCCCTCTCCTTTAGGCACTGACGGAAAGCTTATTTCCACACCTTCGATTGTTGATGGCGATTTCAAAAGCTTCGCCACCGGCACCGCGACAAGCGCCACAAGCACCACACTGACGCAGACGGGCAAGACTTGGACGACATCGCAATGGATCAATTCGCAGGTTCGCATCACGGGCGGCACAGGTGCGGGCCAGATTAGGACCATTACCGCCAACACGGCGGATACTCTTACCGTCGCTACTTGGACCACAACGCCAGATGTAACCAGCACCTATGAAATCTCAGGGAATGACAATTTCCTTTACTACATCGGCAACAACGCCGTTACAATGTATCGCTATGACATCACTGCGAACACATGGTCAACGCTATCCCCGATAGCGGCGCGGGCGGCTGCACCTCAAGCTGGCATGTCCGGGCATTGGGTGCATTCGGTGCAGGAAAGCGATTGGACCGACGAAAGCGCCATCCGGAACGGACGCTATATCTACTCCTTTCAGGGTGGCGGTACTGCAAACCTGCATCGCTACGACATCGCGGGCAATACCTGGGCGACCATCACCTACGCGCCGAATGCTGACACGTTCAGCACGGGCACCAAATACGCGCTGCACAACGGAAATCTGTATATTCAGAAAGACCAAATTGGCCGCTGGTATGCGTATGATTTTGCCCGGTCAGAAATGTTTCCCTGGGGGGCGATGCTTTATCCTCAGGGTGCAGCCGTTGTGGGCGATACCGCGTTTGATGCGGTCTATAAAGATGGCCCCACGGAAATCTACTACGTCCACATGGTTCTGAATACGCTCAACATCCATCTCAGACAGGCGGTAATCTGATGACAAATCAAGAGAAGCTGGCGATTGAAACCGCCCGCCTTTCCAACCTAATGCAACAGCGCACATCCGCCGCGAGCGGCGGCGAAAGGGAGCGCGTTGCGTCGTTTGATGTGGAAATTGAAAGGTCACAAGCGATGATTGCTGACCTTCAAGAAAGGATTGACGCCGAGGGTTAATCTCTCTCGGTAATCCGCTATGACGCTGCTGACGCTCCTTCAGTCTGGCGGCGCCCCCGCTGGGATCACGGCTGATCTTAGCGTCACGCTTGGGGCGCTTACCCTATCATCGGACGCGACGGTAAGCAGCGCGGGCATTACCGCCGATCTGAATGTCACGCTTGAAAGTCTGGCGCTATCTTCAACAGCGACGGTCACGCAACCGCCGATTTCGGCTGATTTAAACGTCACCCTGGGCGCTTTGACGCTGGTATCCAGCGCTACGGCGGCACAACCCCAGCCCATCGGCGGCGGCGGTCCTGGCAACGCGCAACGCGGGCGCAAGCGCGCGGTCTATATGGTGGATGGCAAGGTCTTTGACCGGGCAGAGGACGCCGCGCGATACCTTGCCAGTGTCACCCTGCCTGAGCCGGATGAAGCGCAACCTGCGCCGCGCCCGCGCCGCGCTGTCCCGGTGGCCGAGGTGGAGATTGAAGGCGAGCGCATGGCCTTGGAGCCTATTGCGCTGCCCGTGAGCGCAACGCCTGAGTTCGTGGCCGATATGGTCCGGGGCGAATTGCAGGCTGCCAGGCGCAAGCTACAGCGCCGGCAGGAAGCCATGGAGCGCGAAGAAATGGCGGCTGTCATGGCTGCAATGCAACTGTTGCTGGATGACGGCGAAGAGATCGTTTTTCATTAAGGATCATCGCATGAAAAAGCCCGTTTGGAAAACCAAAGACCCCACCAAGGGCGACAAGAAGCTGGCGCCCAAGCAAAAGGCAGCGGCAAAGGCGATGGCAAAGGAAGCCGGGCGCCCGTATCCCAACCTTGTGGATAACATGCGGGCCGCGCGAAAGAAGAAATAACGGCACCCGCCCTGCCGGTGAAGGGTGAGACAGGAATCCAAAATGAGCGAAACACAGACGCAAGAGCCTGACCTTGAGATCGAAGATCAGGTTGCACCGCTTGACGCGCCCGAGGCTGAGGCGCCAGATACGCCAGCCCCGGAGCCGGAAGAGGTAATCGTCACCATTGGCGATGAACCCGTCCCCGAGCCTCAGGAAACCGCCCCGGCGCCGGAATGGGTGCGGGAATTGCGGCGCGTTAACCGCGAGCGCGAACGTGAAATCAAGGAATTGCGCGACAAGTTAGCGGCGAAGGAAGCAGACCCGCCGCCCGCAACCGATCCCGGCAAGAAGCCGACGCTTGAGGATCACGATTACGATACCGAGGCCTATGAGCGCGAATTGACGGCTTGGTATGACCGAAAACGCACTGCCGATGCGGAAATCACGCGCCAGCTTCAAACGGAGCAGGAGCAACAAAAAGCCTGGCAAGCCAAGCTGGAAGGCTACGGCAAGGCCAAGGCTGAATTGCGGGTGCCGGATTATGACGACGCCGAAGCCGTGGCGCAATCCACGTTCAGCGTGCCGCAACAAAGCATCATCGTGGCCGGCGCCGAAAATCCTGCCCTGTTGATTTACGCCATGGGCAGAAGCCCGGCTAAGGCCAAGGAATTGGCTGCCATTACCGATCCCGTCAAGTTCACCTTTGCCATTGCCAAATTGGAGGCACAATTGAAAGTCACATTCCGCAAGGCGCCCCCCGCGCCCGAGAAGCAAATCCGTTCAACCGGCGGCGTTCCCATGTCCGGCGCCGTGGATAGCACCCTGGAGCGGTTGCGCGATGAAGCGGCCAAGACTGGCGATATGACAAAGGTGATGGCCTATAAGCGCCAGAAAGCCATGGCAGGAAAAAAGTAATTGACGCCAAGCCGGGCGCTGGCGTAAAGTGTCAGCGCCCAGGTGTCGCGAGCCGTAAATCGCAGAGGGCATAGAACGGCAGCCGCCCGGCCTTATGGGTGAGACATGGCAACAATCCCCATCTCTCAACATAGAGGCTATGAAACATGGCAAACAGTTTCAGCAAAGAAGAGCGCATTGCCTTCGAGAATATCCTTGAAGGCTTTCAGGACGCGCTTGTTCTTTCCCGTAATGTGGCGGTCTACAACACCGATCAGGTGATGATGGAGCGCACAAACAACATCATCTGGCGCCCGCAGCCGTACATCGCGACGAGCTACGCCGGCACCGATATGACTGCTAATTTCGATGATTACACGCAGTTGACCGTCCCGGCCACGATTGGCTTTCAGCGTTCTGTGCCATGGGTGATGACCGGCACCGAATTGCGCGATGCCTTGCAGGAGCAACGCCTTGGCGATGCGGCTAAGCAAAAGCTGGCGTCGGACATCAACGTGGCGATCATGAACGTGGCGGCGCTGCAAGGCACGCTGTTTGTGAAGCGCACGGTTGCCGCGTCCGGCTTTGATGACGTGGCGCAGTGCGAAGCCATCATGAACGAGCAAGGCGTGATGATGGAGGACCGCTATCTGGCGCTTTCCACACGCGATTACAACGGCATGGCGAGCAACCTTCAGGCCGTGACCCGTTCCTTCGGCAACCAAACCAGCGATAACGCGCTGCGCCGCGCCCTTGTCGGCACGGTGGCCAGCTTTGACACCTACAAGCTGGACTATGCCCTTCGCAAGACTGCCGCCGCTGGTGGCGCGGGCTTGACGATCAACACGACCGTTGCGGGCGGGCAGTTCTATGTCCCGAAGGCGACTGCCGTCGCGGCGACTGGCGAAACCAGCAATGTTGATAACCGCTTCCAGACCGTCACGATTTCCAGCACGACAAGCGTGGCGCCCGGTGATGCCTTCACTATTGCTGGTTTTGAAGCGTGCCATCACATCACGAAGCAAAGCACGGGGGTTCTTAAAACCTATCGCGTGATCAGCGTGCCAAGCGCGACGACGCTGGTGATTTCCCCGCCGCTTATTACGGCGCAGGGCGGCACTGATGCGGAAGTGCAGTATCAGAATACCGTGGCTGCCAGCACTTCAACCACTGCCGCCATTGTGTTCATGAATACCGTGACCAATTTCATGAATCCCTTCTGGCACAAGGATAGCTTGGAAATCCTGCCAGGCCGTTTGGCGATCCCGAGCGACGCGGGCGCCGCTGTCATGCGGGCTTCAACTGACCAGGGCATCGAATTGGTTATGTCCAAGCAGTATGACATCAACACGCAAAAGACCAAGTATCGCCTTGATACTCTCTATGGCGTGGTGAACAAACAGCCGGAAATGAGCGGCATCATCATGTTTTCGCAGACCTGATAGAAGCAGAAGGAGATCAAGAGCATGTCAAGTTTCGTTCTGCCGCAGGGCAATTCTGGCGACATTATTATCCCGGCGGGTGAAAGCATCGCCGTATTTTGCCAGGGTTCGGCGCAAGTCAGTCGCAAGATTGGCTTCCCGAATTACCCGGACCAAGTGACGCTTATTGGCACGGTGAATAACGGCCAAACCGTGTTTGGTCCGTATGCTTCCGGCGCCGTCATTGTGGTTGAAGCCTCCGGTGGCGTGACTGCCCTTTATGAAGTGGGCACTGATCCGGTGGTTCAGCAAACCCGGCTGAATGTTCAAGTGCAGGTGACGCCTGCCGTGATTGCCGATGGTGGTTCCATGGCTTTCACGGCTGCCAATCTGCTGACCGGGCTGGTGACTGCCACCCCGACAACGGGCCGAAGCATTCAGCTTCCGACCGGCGCCGCGATGGACTTGGCGACTGGTATCGAAATCAACGAATCGTTTGATTGGTCGTTGATCACGCTTGCGGCCTTTGCGCTTACCGTAACGGCGGGCGCTTCGGGCCATACGATTGTCGGGGCGGCTGCTACTGCGGCGACTTCCGGCTCTGCCGCGCGCTGGCGGACCCGCAAGACGGCGGCTGATACCTTCGTCAGCTATCGCATTGCATAATGACTAGGGCGGGCTCCACAGCCCGCCCTAACCCCTTGCAGGAGGCTTTCTATGCCGTTGAAGAAGGGTTATTCCAAGGCTTCCATTTCCAGCAATATCAGTAAGGAAATGAAAGCTGGCAAACCGCAAAAGCAGGCGGTGGCCATTTCTTTGAATACCGCCCGCTCGGCGGCGAAGAAAGCCGGGAAGCCTGGGAAAGCCCCGAAAGGTGCAAAATGAGACTTCTTCCAACTATTCTTTACCGTGTGCCTGG